GCTGTCTCAAAAGTTGTTGTTCCACCAAAGCTAATGGTAGTACCGCTAACGGCTCCCACCCTTGCTTTTCCGTAATTGCTACTCCCGCTGTCTTGATACGCAACAACAAACTTGTCCTCTGCGGCGTGATAAGCGGCAGAGTGCTCCCCTGCCGCGGCATTGCTGTCGATAGTCACCTCATTTCCAAAGCTAATGCTTGTGCCGCTAACCGTTCCCACTTTAGCCCTAGTGCCTCCCCCCGACCCGTAGGCAACAACAACTTTGCCTGCTCCGAAAGCGCACGAAGGCCGCTCTATAGTGGCGGAGGTAAACGCGACAGGCACTCCATACGAAACTGACGACCCCGATACTGTCGCCACAACGGCATATCCGTAGTTGCTTGGCCCTATATAGGTTATGACAACCTTTTCATTCGTGCTGTCATAAGTGCTTGTTACTGTTCTTGAGCTTAGATTTGTTTCGGGGTCTATCTCTACGGCAGTGCCTAAAGCCGCACTTACTGTGCCAACACTGCTTACAGTCCCGTCCTCATTTAGGACAACAGGATCACCATTAGAGACTGCACCATCCGCAGTGAAGGTGAAGTTATTCTGACCTCCACCAGCCGGTAATAGCTCCGAAAGGTTGCTCACTTACACGCTCCAGCCAATAGTGCTATTAATATACGTCATAGTAATTTCGGCAAAATTCTTGTCGAAAGTCAGGTCGGTTGCACTAGATGCAATTTTTGAACCATTTCTAGCCACAGTAAATGTAGTAGTTGCCGCCGCCCCTGTACCATCTTTTACTGTTACTGCATCACCAGCAGAAGGTGAAGCAGGCAATGTGATGGTGATACTGCCTGCTGTAGCAATAATAAATTCTCCCGCAGATGCTGTGTAGTTTGCACTCTTTAAAATTGGTAAAGCATTTTTACCGTCTAATTGAGTTTGGATGTTTGATGTAACACCGTCTGTGTAGTTGAGTTCAGCCGCTGTAGAAGTTACTGCTGTACCGCCAAGAGTCAACGTGCCTGATGCTGTCAGATCCGTAAACGTACCAGCCGCCGCTGTAGTGCCACCGATAACACTGTTATCTACAGTGCCGCCAGAAATCGTCAGGTCGTTAGCAACGTAAGCGTCTGCAATAGCAGTGCCTTGCCAAGTACCTGTAGCAATTGTACCTACCGCTGTTATCTGCGTCTGAGAAGCGTCTACAGACAAAGTATCGCCAGTAAGGGTAAGACCAGTGCCATCTACTAAAGCTGTCTTAGAAACGCTTATAGCCGCACTAGCGTTGATATCATCGTTGACAATAACGCCAGAACTAATAGCGGCTACACCTGTGTCAGCAATTGTTATGTCACCTGATACTACGTTGTCAATCCATCTGGATGTACCAGTATCATAAAACAACAGTGCGCCGTCAGCGGGTGAAGTAATATTAGTGTCTGAAAGACCTGAAAGACTAGAAGACAGCCCACCAATTTGAGAATCTACATAAGCTTTAACAGACTGTTGAGTAGGTACAAGCGATGCACTATCAGAAGCCATATTATCTTCATCAACAAAGGCCGTAATTGTAATTGCACCATCTGTAAGACTTCCAAACGAAACAGTACCTGTTGTTGTAATGTTACTTGAGCCATTATCAATAGCTCCAAAACCAGAAGTAATAGATCCAGCGTTTAAAGCCCCAACAGTTGTAACATTAGAAAGAGTATCTAAAGATGTTTCAAAATAAGTTTCAAAGTCTGTAAGTGCTACTTGCTTCATTGTGCCTGCATCATTTACAACAACACGATCAGCATCTGCAAGTGTTGTAGATGTAGCGGCTGTATCGCCATCCATTATGTTTATTTCAGTTGCAGTAGCCGTTACACCGTCAAGGATGTTTAGCTCTGCGGAAGTAGACGTAATTGCAACACCACCAATAGACAGCGTAGAGAAATTACCTGTAGAGGCTGTAGTAGCTCCAATCGTTGTATTATCAATTGTGCCTGCATTAATGTCTGCTGTATCTGCAACAAGACTATCAATGTTTGCAGTACCATCAATATAAAGATTACGCCATTCTTTTGTAGAGCTTCCAAGATCGTAAGTATCATCAGTATCTGGAGTAATGCTAGAAGCTACGTCTGCTGTTAGCGTAATGCTATCTGTGTCGGCATCACCAAATGTAAGGTTGCCTGAAATAGTTGCATTGCCAGTTACCGTAAGGTTTCCACCGATAGCAATATTGCCGGTGGTGGTAACTGAATCAATATAAGCATCTTTCCAGTACAGTGAAGATGTTCCAAGATCTACATCACTGTCTGTGACAGGAATTATAGCACCGTCTTGAATACGAATTTGTTCTACTGCGGTACTAGAGACTTCTACATAAAAGCCCCAACGATTGTTTGTACTATCAACTACAATTTTATTATTAAAATCTAAGTCACCAATCGTATGAATATTACCGCCCTCTCCTGCTGTGCCATCGTGTCTATGGCCCGTAGAAGCGGCAGAAGTATTTGAATATGCAAAAGCGTTTAGAAGTTGATTGTACTCGTCATTAAATAACGCGGCAGTAATTGTATCGCCATCTGCAAATGTACTTTGTCGTGTATAACTTTGGGCCATTTTTATCTCCTACCTGATGGCATATAATCTATGTAGAAACCATTAATTGCATATGGGCTTCTAGTATCATCTGACCTAATTCTAAAGCTTACGGTATGTCCACTACCTTCTACTGTTTGTCTTACCATTGGGTCAGCACTAGCACCAAAAGTTGCTACGCCAAAAACAGAAGTTCCAAAAATAGCGGGGAGGGGTACATCCGATAGTGTATAATCTGAAGGTTGTGGTATATCTACATCTTGATAGTCATACCGCAACCTTAAAACTGGTTGTAAGTTACCTTCAGGAGAAAAAGAAGTTCGCACATATTTTAAGGTTTTTCGTGTGCCTATATCGCCACAATCAATATCAGGAGTTTGATAGGTCGCTAAAATATTAGCTTCACTACCGTCATTTAAAAAAGAATCGCCTGTGTCGTGGTTATAAATGTAGCCGTCTTTGTCTCCGTGAAAAGAAACTTCTACGCCGTTGCTGTTAAAGCCTGATGCAAAACCTAAAGCCTGAATACCTTTTGTTTCAGACCATTCAAAACCTTGACCCGTAAAGGTGCCAATAATTCCTTTGGCGTCACTAGGGTCTTGAGCAATCGTAGAATAAAATAACCTGTATTGTGATTTAGATCTCAGTACATCACTTGTAATAATAAAAGAGCTTGTAGATGTAGTCAGAGCAGTTACGATTTCTTGGATCTGTCTTGAGATAGAACTTAACTCTACATCACCAATTCTTGCTGTACCCGCAACAGTACGAATACCATCAGGGGCTAAGAAAACTAGATCACCTCCAAATTCTTGAATACTATATCCGTCTAGACAACCTACGTTTTCTGTGATAGGATCTATACGAACATTTTGAGCATCATTAATATTTATAAGCTTGTGAATACTATTTTGAGTAAACACAATTAAGTTTTCACGAAAGCCTTTAATGCCTTGTACTTGGTCTGAAATTGCTACTGCGCCTGCACCAGAACCACTAAAATCTGTAGCATCGTTATAAACACTATAATATACAGTATTTAAATTATTGCCTACTCCAGAAGCAATAAGGTGATGGTCGTGGACTGTAATATATTTAACTGCGTTTGTACCGTCTACAGCTACTTCTTCTGCAAAAAATGTACGAGTGTTTAAAAGTCCCGTACCTTCCATCCGAAAAATATATAATTTATTTGCACCGTCTGCAATTACAAGCTGACCATAATCATATGCCGCGCCTTCAATCAGTGCAAACTGACATTGGCCTTGGTCTGTGCGTGTTAAAGTTGATCGGCCTGTAAAAGTTGTATAGTTGTCGCCATTACCGTGTACAGAACTACGGTTTATTTGTAGCCACGAATCGCCATCATTACTAAAAAAAATATCTGTGCCAGAACACACAACAACCCCATCAGCATAAGGCTGAATACCCAACACAGCATTAGAGCCGTTTGGACGAGTAGTGCCATAGGCTGTAAAACCATTTATGCGTCTGTAGCCTCCGTCTGGATCTACTTCAAAGTTTTCTAGTACTTTTGCAAATCCGGGGTTTCCTAAAATCTCAATAGAGTTTAAGTTTGTATTTAAACCGCCTTTGCATGAAAAACCAAAAGCCTGAGACATTAGACAAGCCTCATACGATCATCTTTGATGTACTTAGGTGCTGGGAACATTAAAGCATTCTTCATAAGTCGTAAGCCTCTACGATATTCTTCTAGGGCTAATGCGGCTGGCTGAATGTTTTCTTTGAACTGATGCACGTAGTATCTGGCTCTAGAAAGCAATACAGTTTTATATACATCTGGAAAAACAATTACATCGCTGTGGGCTGATAGCTCTGTAGCTTGATTAAACGCAAAGAAATGAATACGATATACTTTGTCAGGTATCGGACTCAATCCAAAGTTACGTCCATCACTACTACGAAATACTCTTTTTGGCTCTCCACCATTAGCGTTCTCAGCATCATCAGCATTTTCTTCTGCACGATGATAATCTTTCCATTGTTCTAGAGTAATGAACCTTAAATTTTTACTGACGTAAGGGGCTGTTTCGCCTGATACACCCACCGTAGTCAAATAAAAGTCATCCCAATCTACATAGCCATAGTCATCTACCAAAGATGAACTTGAAGCCTTGAGTTCATACCAACGCTGATTAGCAACAGTTTCTACAGTTACATTACCATACAACGGATCTGTAGCACCGCTTTCACCTACAGCAAGAAAAGGCCACTGAGGTTCTTCAAGAACAATGTCAAGATATGCACGATTTACACAGTCCTTTACGTGTGCCTGTATTCCAATAGCAGAAGAAAAATTACTTGAAGTTAGGACAACCTCGTTCATTTCTCTTAGCAGTTCGTTAGTAAGCTGTAGGTATGTAGTCGCCATTATTTTTTATGAACCTTTTGTATTTCAAAGTTGGCTTTTTTAGAAGCACCTTTGTGTGGCTTGTACCCACCCGCTGGATCTTTCATCAGCTTGTAGGTCTTACCACTTTTCATCCAGTGGTAGCCTTTAGGTGCCGCGACTTGCATCAGGATTCTCCTGCTCATTACGAGCTTTCGGATACTTCAACTCCGCTTCTTTTTGATACGGAAACTGATTACCTGTCATCTCAGCACATACACGCTCTTTTTCTTGAATGGATTTGTATTCGCGTTTTTCAACTTGAGTAGTCATTAGTTTTTCATTCCTTTTGGCATGGCATCTGCTACAGTGCTTCCGTATACAGGCTGAACGCTACCGCCCTCTGCATACATTGATTTTCCACCGCCCATCTTTTTTTCGCGCTTCATACCGCCGCCATACATAGCTTTAGTGCGACCGCCCATGCCCATCTTTTTTTTGTCATCGTGATCCATTCACACTCTCCTTTTTTCTAAAAATACGATCATAGTTGTCTTCGTATTTTTTACGGTTTTCATGTTTAAGGTACTGACCGCTTACCTTAGTTGTTCTTTTAGGACTCATTCTAATTGGCTGTTGTTCACTTCCAATCTGTGCCATTACTTATCTCCAGAAAAGAAAAGGGGGAGTATTTCATCCCCCTATCAGTTTTAGTCGATGCCGTAGAAGGCAGAGACGAGAGCTTCACCGCGCAGAACCTTAGCACCATAAACGTGCAGGCCGCGAACGATGTCACCAAAACTAGACGGATCACGAATTACTTCTGTATTCACAATAGTCTGTGCAGTACAGGTAGCTGAGATGTGTCCAGCAATACACTTACCAGCCGCGTTAGTAGTCGCCGCAATGTTGTTGGTCTTGTACATATCAAAACCACGCAACTTACCAGAGCTTACCAAACCGTTACGGATGGAGCCTTGGCCTGCATTGAAGTCAGTACTAATCAGCTTAGAGTTGCTCTGAACGAGTTGCTCATAGAACTCTGGGTTAGCAAGGAACCAACGACCCTCTTCAGGTACGTTCTGCTCATCAAGCAGACGCGCCATATGAGAAAGTACGTCGATAGGATCATGCTCACCAGAAGCGTAACCAATGTCAAGGTTACCAGTACCATCGAAAGTACCAGCCGCCAAGTCAGTAGCACTATCAGAACCAAGGATGTGGTTCGGAGAGGCCGCAGGAACGCCAGCAAACATAGCGGCAATTACACCTGAATCAAACGCATCACGCAGTGCGTAAGCGGCTGAAGAAGATGCAACTTCCTTAAAGTTGACATGAGACATAGAAGTTTCGATGTCGTCAACGATGAACTTGAATGCGTTCGCCGTATCGACAACGAGGTTGACTTCCTGATCGGTCAACTTAGTTTGGGTTACGTCCTGACCACGCTCGTACTGATAAACGGTGATTACCGGCTCTTTGATGATACGTACTGTATCGCCGTAAGCAGTAATTTCACCGGCATAGTCGGTGTTAGTGATTGCTTCCGCTACTGAAGACTTCCGGAAGAAGTTGAGTACCTTCTTGGAATAAACAGCAGGAAGGAAGTAAGAGTTCGCCTGACCCGATACCGAATTTGCAAAGTTAGCATCGGTATCTGTGGACGGCTCAAAATACTGATCTGAAACATTATTAGCCATGATTAAAATCTCCTAAAAGACAAGTTTATCTTGCTACCCGTCCTTCTTCGATGGCACGATCAATTTCCTCTTCGTAACGATCATACTCATCCATAGACAGGGAAGCAATTTCCCGTTGTGTCCAAATCTTGGCTTGCTGTGGTTCAACGCCGGTAGTCTTTGTTGATACCATATCAGCCGCATTGGACTTTGAAAGTTGTGACGGACGAGAAGATTTTTTAATAGCAATATTATTTTCCATCTTATAAAGATCTATTGCACGACTAGCTAATCCAACATTGTCTGGGTTTTTGTAGATCCAACGCTGAATTTCTTCAGGCTGGGTCTTAGCCCATTCGTGAAACTTGTCATCACCCCTGATATCTTCAAAGTCAGGGTGTCGCTCTCTAAGAGCTATTTCAGCATCACGCTTTGACATTTCTGCCTCACGCATTTCTAATGCCGATAGCTTTTGTTGAAGAGCGTTCATCTGCTCTTCGCTTCTCATATGAGCAACTGATTCAACAGTATCATATAGATCAGGGTACTCTGCTTTAAACTTTTCAAGATCTTCAGCACTCTTTGGCGGTTGATACTGCGGTTGAGCAGATCGTGCCATAGCCTCTAGTTCTTGTTCACGTTGTTTAAACTCAGAGATCTTTTGATCGTAATGTTTTTTTAGATCGTCATACCTCTTTTTATAATTGGTACGAGGACGCTTTTCATCTTGAGGGGTTCCGTCTTCGGAAGTAGCCTCTTGTTCCTCAAAAAATAATGAATCTGCACTGCTCGTAGTTTTAGCGTCTTCTGTATGCCAAGACTTCTTTGCGTTGTACGGATTCGCTTGCTCTTCTTCACTCATGTCACTTCTCCTTTCTGGGGCTTGTTGTCTTTCAAGGTGGCTGTGCTATTGCGCTTTTAGCACAGGGTCTTGATACTACAAGGTGGCCTCAAGGTTATAAAATGATAAGGGGCTAGAGTTTTAGGTAGCCTTATCGGTTCATTAGACTAGGCATCCGGTTTGCATATGCCATTTGACGTTGAAGAACTTCTTCATCATCTTTTTCCATGTCATAGCGTTCCATGCCGTCAGATTCCTCTTCTGGCATTCCACCTTCTGCATAGCCCATAAGACCGCCATCATAGGCGCGTTCAGCATCGTCCATCATTTTTTGGAGATTGTCTGCGCCTATTTGGTCAGTCGCTTTTTTGGTGATTACAAACTCACCGTCCGATAACCTTGCGGGTATCGAATCTGATATACCAGTACCGGGGCCTTCAACTTCCCCAGCACCAGCAAATTCTGTTGCATTAAGAATAATTTTATCTAAGATCCCTTCTAGTCTTGGATCTTCATCTAGAACCTTAAATAAATATTCTTGTTCTTCGGGTTCTAATACTTCTTCAGCTACGTAATCTACGTATTCTTCTTCCATCTCATCGTCTGGAAGCATATCTTCAGCCTGTTGCATTTCTTCTTCTGGGCTAATGTTATCGTATGTATCTACAGGAGGCTCTTTAGCAGGCGGCATCATTTCCGGTGGAACCATCATAGAACCTTCAGCTTTTTGAGTTCTTTCAAGATCAACACCGCGTCCCATTAATACGTCTGCGCGTGTTACTTCGCCATCTTTGTTTAAATCTGGAAATGCTTTAGCCATCGTCTTTGTCCTTTCGTCTTTGAATTACTTGTTCTTTTAATGTAAGAAGGTTAGCCAGAGAACTCGCTTTCCCCTGCTTGCGGTACATTTCCTGTTCCGATGTTGCCACCGCCAGTGCCTGTAACTCCAACATCCGTAGGTTCTGGAGGTGTTCCTTCAGGGGTTCCCACAGTTCCGGGTTGTTGACTAAGGGGATCAGCCTGTTCGCCAGTTGCTTGTCCAACATTATTTTGCATTCCTATAATCTGTGCGGCTAGTGCCGCTTCTTCGGGATCGTTAAGGATTTCGTCAGGATCAAGATCCAAACTATACGCCAGTTCGCTAATAAGCTTTGACATTTTAACAAAAGGTGCAATAGCTGGGTTTTGAGCCGTCTGAAGAAACATCGTCAATCGTTGACTTCTTACTTCTTTTTGCATGAGGCTATTTGTACCCATAGCCTTAATCTCTAGATCACCAGTGGTTTTTAGCTCTCCATCAAAGAACTGCATATTCCACTGAAAGTATGCTTTGCCCAAAGGCTTCAGTAAGAAATCATCAAGATTCTTTACGACTGTTTTAATGTTGAGTGACGCGGCACCTAGAAGCATAGACATACCAGAAGCTGTACGAGTCATGCTCTGTACGCCTGTTTGACCATGTGAATAGCTAGGAATACCTGTCTGTTCATCTGCAAGCTGTCGGAACTTATCGAACATCATCATATTTTCTTGAGATGTGTTCGGGAACTTCAAGCCATGAATAGCTTGGCCTTGCATACCCGACTGACGCCTAAAGACTTTGCCGGGATAGATTTCCATGCTTTGTCCACCAACAAGCATAGTTTCATCTACATCAAACACCAACGAGCCACTAAGGGCTAAGTTGTCAATTGCCAGCCTTGCATGACCATTCATAATCTGCTGGCTGTCATTCATGTTTTCTGCTACACCTACGCCGAAAAAGCTGTAGGGGTTTCTTTCGTATGGAAACGCATTGTAGGGAATGCGGTGTGGGGTGAAGGGATTAATAACAGCCCTGAGTACAAGACCATTACAAATCCAAGCATTGATTTGTACTTCATCAAGAATATCTACCTCTTCGGGAAGTTCGATGCCAACATCTTTTGCGTACTCTGCATCCATCAAACCCCAATACTCAAGGACTTCAAAGCGACTAGCGCCCATCTCTGACATACGTTGATCATCTTTGAGTTCGTACTCGTAGTCTTCTTCTGTGTAGTTGGGGCCAAGCATCATACAATCACGAATAGCATCTTCGTTGAAGTATGGCATTTTTCGTAATGCCCTAAGCTGAGAACGATTAAGCTTGTGACGATGTACTACATACTCACATTCTTCAATAGATGTGGCGTTAGGATCGGGAAAGAAATCCCATACACTGACAAACTCAATACGTGGTACACGTACAGAGGTAGGACTATATACTCGCCCATCTTCACCATCTTCCCACTTATGTAATGTTTTATTAAAATTAAATGGGCCTTTTACAATGCCTGTACCAAAAAGCGTAGATTCAAAGATAGCGTTGCGTAGTTCTGTAGAGCCGCCTGACTCATCAATTTGATCGTGAATTAGCTTCTCCATATTTCTTGCGGCTTCTTTAGCTGGAGAAATTTCTGGAATATTGGGAATTGGTGTTGGGCCTTCATCAAAAGAAACATTTTCAGCAGTTTCAAAATCTTCAAACATTCCTTGACCGGCAGACATTGTAGCTCCCGGTTTAAGGACACGGCCATCACCAGCATAACCTACGCCCCCTTCTGGGCGGTCTTGCCCCATAGTAGGTTCTGGAGTTACATTTGTTTCAATACCCGGAGTAGGTTCAGAGCTAAGGTGCATATACTCGCTGACACCTTCGGGTAGTGGTGTATGAGAAACACCAATTGGAAACTTACCTGTGCCGAATATTACGTCAACAAGCTGTCCAAAAGCCGCAAGAACTTTAGTCTTCGTGACTTTAATAAATACACGAGACTTTTCAGATTCTCTAAATCTTACGTTCTTTGGATAGATTCCACGGAAGTTGTGATACGCCGTAATCCAACGGTTTTCGTCAGAGTCTCTAGCCATTTTAGAATCTGCAAACCGTGCTTCAATAAGGCCAGCAAGGTTTGATTTGACTTGAGCATCTGCATTGATAGACAGACCATCTTCACCTTCTACTGGTTCAAAGTAAAGATTATCTGCGCTACCAACTATAGTATTGTCTTCTGCCATGTTTATCCCATTGGTGTTAGGCTAACGATTGAATATATTACTGTAAAACCAACCGTTATACCTAATAAATAAATACCGTATGTATTAAAGGGTCGCCAAATTTTGTGTTTCATTAATACCCAAATGTCCCGTCTGAAGGTTGATAAATAGTTTCACGATGTAGCTGACGCATACGACTAAAGGTGTCATCTATGCGTGGCCTAGACATAATGAGATACCTCAACGCATCATACGCATGGTCTGGTGCGTGGGTATCTACATCTTCAGGGTTGCTTTTATCCAGAGGAATACTTTGTAGTTCGCGTATCAGGTTAGGACAAGTATTAAATATTTGTAATTTGGGCCTTCCGCTTTGCTGAACCTTTAAGTATTCGTGGATTTGAATCTTACCTGCAACTCTGTTTTTATCTGCTCGTCTTAGCTTATGTCCAGCCTTTACAAGCGTTTCTCCAACTGTAGGGCCTGTTTGCCCTGTACGGTTCCAACACGCTGTGTCTAATACGCCCGGAACGCTCATTGGATCATTTAATTCCATTTCAGCGATCAGTTGAGCTAGGTCTGTTGCTAATAGTCCTTTTCGATAGAGTTCTCTGTATATTATGAGTGTGTTGTCATCTCTATCTATTGCACCCCAGACACAAGCTGATTCTGAAGCATATCCATAGTCAATTCCTTTTATACGATCCCAGTGTATCGGGATTTCAAAAGGATCAATGATGTGGATGTTTCTGTCAAACTCTGTGAAGGCCGCACCTTCTGCAACCTCCCAATCGCCTTCTAGTAGCTGTCGTCGTTGCGTAGCTGGCAACGCCTTCAGCATCTGTTCATATCTTCCGTCACTTGCTAAGTATGGATTATCATCTAACCTAGCAGGAATAAACTTACGGCTTAGGCCGTCTGAGCCTTTGAAAGACTCGTTAGGCGGTGATGGATCAATATATCTTTTCTTTACCCAATGCGCTCCAACACCACCGGGGTTAGCGGTACACCGCATATATGGTATAATCTCTGGGTCTGTTGTACGCAGTCGTGAAGCCAAATAATTCCAAGCAAACTCTGTAGCTTGGTGCGTAATTTCATCAAACCCAATCCAACTATACGCTTGTCCTTGGTAGCGGTAAACATCTGCATCCCTCTCCAAGAATCCAAATTCAATTTTAGCTCCAGACGGAAAGTTCCAAAGCTTTTCTACTTCTTTGTACTTACAACCGGGAAAGGCTTTCGGGTATAGTTCACGAGACTTATCTATTAGCTCGCGCAACTCTGGCATAGAACGCCGCAGGATTAAAGCCCTATGCGCTCCCCGATGAGCAAAGCGTAGTGGATCAACCAACATCGCATAGCTCTTGCCTCCACCAGCCGCACCACCATACAAAACATCAGTCTCAGAAGCGGCAAGA